CGTAAGGGGATGTTTGCCCGTCATGATCAGATTAAACGAGATCTGGAAAAAATAAAAGAGATCATTTCACAAAAAAACTATGTGCAAATGGATATCTGCGATGAAAAAGTACAATCTATACTGGGATAGGACATGGAAATCAACTTGGCTTGTATAGTTATATTTTCATTTGTGATTATTTTTATTTTGAATCGCATCGAGTGTCGCAATGATATCCGTATCATGGAAGCACAGATGATGGCAAATAAAGACCTAATACGAGAGGTTCAGAGGGAAAATACGGCTGTCATGAGCGCTTTAGATAAGTCTATTCTCTCAATGATTAAGGACCTGCAAGCAACTGTCAGCCATATAAAGGAAAGTAGAAATAAACTGCCGCCCTGACTTCCATTATTTTTTTGGTATTTTAGCTCCGGATTTTCTTGCTTCACTTAAAGCGATGGCAACTGCTTGTGCTTTAGATTTTACCTTTCCGCCACCGCCTGAATGAAGAGTTCCACGCTTATATTCATCCATGACCACGCCAATCTTATCTTTTGGAGGAAGAGATTTTCTTTTTTTTTCTCCTGCACCCAGATTATCAGAGTGATGCATGGCGTCTTTTTTTCTTTTTTCTTCTTCGGACTTCATAAAACAACTCTTTTAAAAATATTCTACTATTATAATTTGTCCTCTAGCTCCATTACCACCGGCTCCAGAAGCGTTTAGTGATAGATTGCCAGCGCCACCACCACCACCGCCTCCAGGAGCACCGCCATTACCACCCTTTCCAGCAGTAGTAACAGCATTCATCCCTCCAGAACCTCCGCCAGTTCCTCCAACAGTTAATATTTGAACTCCTGTAGGCGGGTTACCATCACCTCCATCAGCGCCAGTATTTGCCCCTCCAATACCACCAGCGACTAAAACGTTTCCTGCTCCATCTACAGTATCTTTAGCAGTCGCTCCAGTTCTTGGCGTACCAACAGTATAACCAGTTCCTCCACATCCAGCTCCACACGATGCATATATAGAATTACCGGTATTTATTCCGCCGTTAGTAGTGTTCCCCGTACCTCCAATTTGAGTGCTGACCGATGCAAAAAGGCTAATGCTAGCTCCTGCTGCTCCTGCTGATGAACCTGCAGCTCCCCCAAGACCACCCACAGGTGCTGCTACAACAACAACTGACCCTACCGAGGAAGTACCGCCTGGATCTCCATTATTCCCGCTAACATTCGTTCCGTTAACTGACGCACCACCATTACCACCTGCACCTACTGTAATCGTATATGGAGCACTAGTAAGAAGGGCTGCTGATGTTTTCATATAATAAAAATTACCGGCCCCACCACCACCACCGCCAGCTGAAACAGAAGCCCCACATCTACCGCTTCCGCCTCCTGACGCTCCACTCCACACAAAAAATTCCACTACTTTAGTCTTGGCATTTGGTGTCCACGAGCTATTAGCTATATACGTAGTTATCAAAGATGAAGCGCTAGGGGCTGAACTTACAAAATTTGTCCCATTTGACGTTATGACATTTCCAGAAGTTCCAGCCGTAGCGGGATATGTAGCAGTTGAATACGTTGGGTCAGCGCTAGCTCCTCCAGATTGCAAGACCTGTCCTGCCGATCCGGCAGCTGTGGCTGCTACAGGGCTAGTAGCTTGTCCCAAAAGCACTCCATGATTCGTTAAAGTGACCTGGCCAGTGCCACCGCCAGCTACGACCGCTGTGCCAAAAGCAGGGTCTGATGCAGCGCCTTGAGAAATTAATGGTACGCCGCTTGTGGCTGCTGGCGCAATCTTAGTAATAGTAGCCGTACCTGCACCAATCAAAACATTATGCGTAGTCAATCCCGTAAGAGCGGTGGTTACGGTATTGCCAGAACCCGTTGTCGTGATAGACCCGGAGCCTAGATCTTTTAAAACATTAGCTGCCGGAATAGCTGTACCAGAATCTGTGACGAAGCTGGTTGGTATAGATGGCGATGATCCCGCAACGTTTAATACTCCAGATTGGCTCATACTATTCCCCCGCTCCATAGGTAGCTTCTAGATATACAGCCCCACTCACGGGTGCCGTAGACTGCTTGCAATAAATTTGGGTTCTAGATGCTACCAGAAAAGGTAAACTAGGCTCTGTATCTGAGCAAAAATCATATAAAACAAATGATCCAGCCGGAACAAATAAATGGTCGACGATACCGTCAAAAGATATTATTACGTCACCGACTGTGGTATTTATGATCCGTATTATTCTCATAGGATGCAAAAACACAGACCCTAAAGCTGCATATGTCCCAGAGATGCTCCCGAAGGCTAAGCTTCGTAGAGCATCTTGTCTAACGATTTGTGAAGCCATAATTTCCTAGGTTCTTATTGCGTTAAAACAATGTACAGAATGGTTACGACCAATGTGTTGTTGTTAGCAGCATTCCCTGTTATGGCTGTGGACGAATTGAACAGCACTAAAGGTTGATTTTCAACTCCCGTAGCTATTGTTATCACATCAGCATCAATGCCAGGCAAATTATATGTGCTAGCAGATTGATCAATAAATCCAGATCCGTTCGCCACGGCGACAGCTGCCCCTGCACCATTTGTATATCGCACATCGATATCTTGAGGATTTGTAAACGGATTAGTGCCCCCATAAACCAATTTCATTTGCACCTGAATGGGTACAATGGATTTACCAGCACCTTGTGCAGCTACAAGCGTTATGGGAGTGCTTTCCAATGCCTTAACCTGTGCAGAAGTCAGCGTTACAGTAGCTGAAGCCAACAAACTGGGGACAGCTTCTAAATTTAAAGTCCCTGCGCCTGGCGTGAATGCAATAGTGCCACCAGATGACGTCAGAGTTGAGAATACAGGATCCGCTCCGGTTGACCCTGTTAATACCTGCCCATTGGTTCCAACAGTCAGAGCATCTATAGCCGTATTGCCACCACCAATTAACACCCCATGATCTGTAAGACCAGAATTAACACCCAATGCACCAAAAGCCGGATCTGCTCCAGTTGCGCCTATAAGTACTTGTCCGGTTGTTCCTACAGCTAAAGCATCGATGGCAGCCGTTCCAGAACCAACTAAGACGCCATGATCTGTGTATGTGGCCGGAGTATACGGTCCTATCAGAGCCAATGTGATTTTATTGGCACCAGCCGTAGAGCTCACCTGATTGGCTGTGCCAGCTATCTGAACGTTACCAGCAACTGTTGGTGTGACCAAAGTGCCGACGGTATCACTCAACGTTAAAATATCACCTGTTAAATTCGACTGAAGAATCCACATGCCAGCGCCTTCATAAAAAAATACACTCCTAGAAATTGTATTTATCCACTGGCTTCCTGCAACGAAAGGAGATCCGTTAGAAGCAACGGTATCTATATGACTAACAGGATCCCTAGGAGCCTGTGTAGGCAAGCTAAGAGCTGAATTTTGCCCTGAGCCAAATGCGACATATGATGGAAAAGTCATAGCAAACCTTGGTATACACTTAAAATATCAGTTTACCACTCTCCCATAAAAGATTAATATAATATTTTAACTTAGGAGCGCTATGCCGATGTATTTTCCCCCATGGGACACGGATACGGAACCATCCGAGTCAAATATAAAAATTTGGATGGATAACTTATACGGCAAATTCGAGCCTATTGAGCAAGCCCGATGGAATCAGTCCAACATAGATACGCTTTTCTATGCCGGTGAGCAGCGGTTCATCAATTCTTATTTCAACTTTAACCCGCAATATAATTACCAGACTTTCCAATTCAACCTGATCGCTCAGCCAGTGAATATGGTGACTGGATACCAAAGGCAGCACCGTAGATCTATAAACTATTTGCCTATAGAGGGCTCTAAGCAAGAATATGCCGATGATCTTACGAAATTGGTGGTGTATGCCAATAACTATAATGGGATCTTAGAAAAATTCTCACAGGCATGCGAACAAGCCGCTATTGCCGGAATGGTTCTAGTACAGCCATATCTAGACTATACTCAAGACCCTGTGAACGGCCAAATGGATCTTAAAGTTTGGTCATACAATAGCTTTATGATGGACCCATATTTCCGACAAACTGGCGATATGAGCGACTGTAATTTCGTATGGTGTCAACAGTATATCTCCAAGGCTGAAGCGATAAATCGTTTCCCGCAAAAGGCAGATTTATTGCAAACCATGTCCGGGTATGGGAACCGATACGGTAAATTTTATTTCCTTCCAGAAAACTATAATCTAGCCCGGAATGACCTGCTGGTACTATCGCACGTATGGTATAAGAGCAAACGTAAGAAAAAGATGCTCTATAACCATAACGATGGCATCTCATATGACTATGTGGATGATGATAAATATCTAGATGACCTGATAAAAAATACTGGGTTTTTTGAAATCATAGAGGTCACTGTTCCCACGTGGAAATTGGCAAGCGTTATCAATGAGCAGATCATGTACTTGGGGGGTAATCCCATGGGCTTTGATGAATGCCCATTTGTTCCGGTATTCTGGAATTATGATCCCCATGTTGCTCAATATGATCTGAGAGTGCGATCACTAGTCCGCAGCATGCGTGACAGCCAATTCCTTTTAAATCGTCGGATTATTTTAAATCACGATATCAGTGAAAGTTCTATAAACTCAGGATGGCTGAGAAAAGAAAATGCCATTGCCAATGAAGATGATCTCCGATATTCGGGGCAAGGAAAAGACATCATAATCAAAGAAGGCTTCGAGCTAAGTGATATACAGAAAATCATCCCCAACGCAGTGCCTCCAAGTGATATGGAACTTGCAAACCAGCTGGCGGATTTTATCTTCAGAACTTCTGGAGTCAATCAAGAGCTCATGGGGATGGCATCCGACTCCAAAACTGGCATACAAGAGATGCTACGTCAGGGCGCAGGCCTGGTAACTTTACAAAAGTATTTTGACCAGTGGGATATCGCCCTAAAGCAGCTAGGCAAATTGGAACAAAAGATCATTCAGAATAAGTGGAGCCCTTCAAAGATCGCTAGGATACTTGGCAAGGAACCAAATCCTGAATTCTTGAATAAAACATACTCACAATATGATGTCATGGTTGCAGAAGGTCTAAACACCACTCTACAGCAACAACAGCAATTTGTGCAGATGATGGATCTAAATACCATTTTAGGAGGGATAATTCCTCCTAAATTCTTATTGCAGCATTCCACTATCCAAGGGAAAAACGAGATCATAGAGGCCATCGAGCAACAGCAAGCGCAGCAAGCAGAAATGGCCCAACAAGAAGCCATGCTAAAACATACTCTTCTAGAAGCTCAATTGCAGAATATGCAAGCAAAATCTGCTGCTGAGCTAGCTACCGCTAGAGAACGGCACGGAAGGGCTGAAGCAGATATAGGATTATTCGAAGAGCGCCTGTCTGAGATATCACAGAACCGTGCTATGGCTGTTAAGAATAAAGTGGACGCTTTGGCTAAACTGATTGAGACGACCATGAAATATGGCCAGTTTGAAATGGATAGGCAAGAGCGTGAATTAGAGAAGATGAATGTACAAGCTGTTATGGATGAAGATCGTGAAAAACAAGATGCAAAGATGACGTCTGATTCTAACGATTTCCTTGCTCAGATGATGCAAAAGATATCCTCTCAAAATACCATGGAAGGTCAACAGCCACAGGCGGCCCCTATGGGTCAACAACAAGGAATACAACAAGGAGTTCCACAATGAAAAGCATGGCAGATAAAAAAATGGACATGACCGTTGGCAAACCCAAGTCTGAAGGGTTTTTCCCGGAAGAAGCCAACCGTAAGGTTTTGGCTAGGGCTGGCGATATCAAAGGATTTAAATATCCTGATACCGAAGAAAGCATCATGAGTGATCAACAGCAATTTGTTAGGGATACTAGCAAAAACATGCCTAAACCTGAATTCAGGCACTAAAATGAATTATAGCGATAAATTGTATGAGCCTACATTCATCACGCCAGCATACGATGACCGAGATATAGAAAATGTCGGTAAATATCGCGGTGTTGGAGAGGCTGGAAAAGTAGGCCTAAACAACTGCACTTCATATGATCCAATGCCTTCTACACCCAAAAAAGGGCAAGTTAAGAGGGACTATGAAACAAGATAGCCTGCCATATTCTAGTCGCAACAACAATTCTGTAGGTAAACATCACGGGATTGGTATACCGACTCAATATGGAGCAAAGAAAGGCGGATATACAGATTCGCCAAAACAGAAGAAGCTTCCCATAGGGCATCCTCCAAGGAACTTTTAGACATTAAAACGGTCTTTCAGTATCGTATGGTTGCAAAGCTCTGACGATACCTCGTCTCTATGCCCTCAGAATTCCTGGTAGTTGTTCTGAGGGCATTTTTTATTTCTTACTTCGATACACATCTCTAATCTGATCATCCGACAGATCGTCAGGATCCGGTTTACACATATCCATAGGGTTTGCTTTGAATCTCTCTATGCACTCATGGACAAATGGGTCTGCAAACATTTTGTCTTGCTTATACAACCCGAAGTTTTCTTGATTAGGTAACGTCCAGATTATTACGGCTTTGTCAGGGTCTTTTGGATCTACCTTCATGAGTGTAGTGCCCGGAACTGGCTCTGGACGAGTCAATCTTGCTTGGTGATACATCTTTTTTATTCCGGCATCGTCGTCAATACGCTTCACAAAGCTAAATATATAGAATTTGTGGTCTCCAAATGGTTTTGAGACTATTAGATTTTGTATGCAATCAACATAACCCTGTTCAGAATTCTGTTTGAAAAACTCAACGTTGTCCAACATCATGTTCTTTTTGATAATAAAATTTTGCATATAATCCCCTATGCGTGAATAATCAAATTGAATATACCATCGCACAGATATGCGTAAAATGTCTAACCCCTAGCGTTAATGCTGCTCGCACCAGCCAAAGGAAATATATGACAGATCAAGCCGTTAATTCTCCGGTCGTCGGCGCTCCGGATGCTCAGACTAGCGACAAGGAAGTAAATTTCCGGCGGTTAGAAGCTGCCAGAGATTCCGAAAGGGAAGCTCGGATCCGTGCAGAAATGCACTCCCAGCGTATGGAAGAAGAACTCAAAAACATAAAAGATATGCTACAACCTAAAGAGAGCGATCCTTTGGATAGTAGCGAAGACTATGTTGACGGTGTTCGACTAAAAGCGAAACTTGAAAAAGAAAGAGCTTCATACGAAAAGAAAGCTGTGGATATCGCTAGGAACACATATGAGCAAATCCAGTTGGAGGAAAAAAAGAAGAATTTCCTGGGGAGACTTAAATCCGAGCATTCTGATTACGATCAGATAATGAGCGAGAATAATGTTATCAACCTGGAAAAACAGAATCCTCATTTTGTGCAGGCAATTTTAAAGATAGACGACGAATACGATAGAAGAAAATTGGCCTATGAGTATCTCAAAGCCAATCAAGCTCCTAAGGAAACGTTTCAAAGTATTAAAGATAAAGTGGCTGAAAATGCTTCCAACCCCTACTACATACCAGCGGGCAGCGGAACACCTACAGCCATTGAATTTGATACCAAGTCCGCATCCTCTCGTGAAGCGGCTTATGCGAAATTGAAAGCTGCACAGAAACGACCAATTGGATCCGGCACTGGCCTAGCACATTAGCTAGGTGCTTCCTCAGGCCGTTAGAAGATAACTTTTAACGCTTGAGGTCATAATGACTATAACAACAACCAGCAACTTACCAGCACCGATTTTACAATCGCTTGCTCCGGGTATGCTGTCGGTGCCTACACCGAATTTTAACTACATAATTCCGGCTGAAAAGTATTCGATGCCCCGTAACGGTGGTACTACGATGCGTTTTTTGCGACCAGTTCCTCTACAGCCCCCCGTAGTTCAGCTGGGGAATACCGGCATAGAACCAGCTTCACAAGTGGCGACAAGAGAGATCTTAGATGCTGCTATGGCGTTCTATGGCACCTCTGTGATACTTAACGAGCAGGTCGTGATCCAGGACCAGGATCCAATTTTGTCGTGGGTAACGGAGCGTCTTGGCGTAGCAATGAGACAAGCTGAAGATATAATCCTTCGTGATTATCTTTTGAGCGCTGTTTCTGTCTATAACTGCCGTGGTGGCACTAATGGAGACAATCCTACTGATATATCTGTAAGAGATCTTTCAGCTGTTGCGTCTTCTTTAGACACCAGCAATGCATTTAAATTCTTGTCGGGTAAGCAAGGCGAAAACCGTTTCGGAACGTCTCCGATCCGTAGCGCCTATTTCTTACTTTGCAGCACAGAATTACAGCCAGCATTTGATGGCATGGATAAATTCACAAGCTCGTGGAACTACCCTAACCAAAATGATGTGATCTATAGCGAATATGGCGCAGTGCTGAACTTTAGAATTTTTACAAGTTCTGAAGCTGCTGTACAGCGCAATGCTTCTATGAATGGCAATGACGTGTTTAACAACATGGCAGTCGCAAGAGAATCATATGCTCATATAGACCAGGACGGATATTCTAGCCAACTACTATATCGTCCCCCTATTTTCAGCGGTCCTCTGGCTTTGAACGGCACTCTGGGTGTGAAATTTGCCCAAGCTCAAGCTCTCTTACAAGAGACTTGGATCCGTAACGTACGTTGCACATTAGCCTAAGGGGGATATCATGACAGAATATAATAAAATTTCCGATGTGACCTTCACCTCTACCGGTGTTGCAAAATACATCAAACTTCCATATTTGCCTGATTCGGTAGAGATGTGGAACAAAACAGCGTCGGCTCTAAATACAAATCATTTGGTTGCATCTGCAATTGGCTGGGCTGCTGAAAACTCTGGCGTAGCATATACACAGACTAGCAATGGCACTGCCAATACAAACGTTAAAATTACCGCAGGTGGTTTTAGCTTTGTAACAGCGGGAACATATCAATATGGTCCAACTCTAACAATTTCAGGGATTGTGGCTGCCACAGGTGTTGTAACAACTACAACTCCCCACAACCTAGCTGTTGGGGATGCCGTACAAATTTACGGAACCACAGGCATGCTTCAGATAGCTGGGACAGCTACTACTGTAACAGCCGTTCCGTCCACAACAACATTCACATTAGGGAATATTCCTACCGCCGGATTCGCAGCTAATGCAACAGCCGGTTTTGCTAAGAAAATTCTCTACCCTGATTTGTATAAGCCTTATGGGACTATTGTCACTGGCGTGACAGCAGCTAACCCATGCGTAATCACGACATCTTTAAATCACAGTTTTGTTGTTGGCCAAGAAGTATTCTTCGTTATGCCACAGACTGCATTCACTGGTGTTTGGGGTATGGGCGGATTGGATAGTGCTGCTGTTGTTAATGCGACCGGCATTCCTCAGCAAGCCTATGTAACGGCCATTACCAGCAATACCATAACTATCAATATCGATAGCTCAGGATTTGCGGCATTTACATACCCAACAAGCGCTCAAGCGGCTCTTGGAATAACTTTCCCACAGGTATTTGCTATCGGTGACCAGAATTCTGGACAATCTTCCGTTGTTCAGCCTTTAACACCCCCAATAACTATACCTGGGGCATTTTATGCTAACACAAGCCAAGGAGTAATCGTTGGCATTGGTGACGGGACAACCCTAATGCACCAAACCGGCGATGTGATCAAGTTAAGATTTATTTATCCTGATCAAATTTTTACGGCATAACAAAGACAGGCGACCTGCTTAATTGTGGGTCGCCTACTTTTCTTTAGAGGAAATATGACCTTCCAAAGTAACCATGGCGACTATCCCACGGGAATTTTTTATCCCTTTCGGTGTGATATAACCTCTATAACCGCTTTAGAGGACTCTATCTTAGTCACCACTAGCGTGGATCATACTTTTTCTATTGGAAACCAAGTTTCATTTCTTATCCCACAGGCATATGGCATGAGGCAGTTGTCCGGAAAAACCGGATATGTCACTAGCATACCTGCTGTGGACCAAATAACCGTCAATATCAACGCATCACAATTCAATGAATTCATAACTCCTGTAGCGGCTTTTGATCCTGCTCAGGTGATGCCCATTGGAGATTCTAATTATGGGACTGTATCGCCCGGTGGAATACCTACCAACCCGAATACGATCCCAGGAGCATTCAACGTAACCCTAACGCCGAGTTAAAATGAAAATGAAAGAAAACGAATCATTAGTAAAAAGTGTCGTAGAGCTGCATGACAGCATGGCATCACTAACGGTGGACTCTATATCAGAGACGCCAGTCATAGAGCCCGAGATACAGACAAAGATATGCTATAAAACTCTTGCAAAAGAGAATAACTGTGTCTACATAGAGCCTAAGAAGCGATTGCCTGCCCTAGGTAAATTGCCAGAAAAGCAAAAGATAGAGCACGAAAATGCTTGGAAATATGTTAAAGGTATTTATGAAAATTATATCGTTAATGGTGAGCCCCTTTCTTTTTGGTACACAGAATATCCTGGAGATCAAGACTGCCTTTGGGAGATACCTGCAAACGTACCTGTATACGTTCCAAGATTCATCGCTAAGCATCTAGAAGAATGTCAAAAATATCATACCTTCGGTTATAATGAAAAAAATTCTGGACATCAGCGTGTAGATGACTTCCAGTTTAATTTTAGCGCCACGGGAACTCATTACCGAGGCAAATTCCGAGCAATAGGGGCTTTTGCATGACCTCACCGATATTAGGAACAATCTTAGGTGATCTGATCATATGGGTGCGAAGGATTATAAAAAGTTCGTCGGATCAAAATATCTCAGACAATACCATAAAGGACTATATCAATAGATTTTATCTATATGACATGCCAGCACGGTTACAGCTTTTCGATTTGAAAAGGCAATACACCTTTGAGACGATTCCTAATATCTTCATGTACCAGTTCCCGATCGATCTGTATCAAGGCATAAAGCCACCTGCTTATTGCGATGGAATTCCGTTGGGGTTTTTCCAGACCAATGAGCAGTTTTATAACGTATTCCCGGAATTCGTAGATAATGAGCAGCCCATATCGGGAGACAACACTATAGGCCCATACACCATTACGTTTGGGAAAGCTCCTATCTTGAGAGGTTTTACTGATGATCTTGGGAACTTGTTGCCTTATGTTTTCATTACTGCTTTTGATAACGGTGGAGAGCAAGCATATATAGTCGACGATGGCAACGGCGTGCTAAACCAAACGGACGCTTCCTTCCAAAATATTCTATTCCCTGATGCGGGTGTCGTAAATTATCTCACCGGCGTAGCTACTTTCAATTTCCTGAATCCAATTCCTGGCGGGAATATCATATCTTGTCAGACATCCCCATATTCTCCTGGGATGCCAAGAGCGATGCTATTTTTCAATAACATTTTCAAGCTGTATCCGGTGCCTAGCAGGGCTTATAAAGTTCAGGTGGACTGTTTCATCACTCCACAGCAATTCCTCAATACGGATGACGCTATGCCGTTTTCTTACATGAGTGAATATCTTGCCAGAGGAGCTGCAAGAAAAATACTGAGCGATAACGGCGACTATGAACAATTCCAATTCTATGAGCCCTTATTTAGAGAGCAGGAAAATAACGTTTTAAGACGCAGCAGCCGACAAAATGCAACGCAACGGACTCCAACTATATTTAGCGCCAGAAACACTGGCAGCGCTTATAGCTTTGGGTTTTCCGGCTATTAGGTGATTCATGACATACAATCCAAACATCCCACAGGCAAATGATGACCCAACGCAATCTCAATTGCAGTTACTGAATAACTTTGCCCAAATCAATACCCAATTTTCTGTAAACCATGTTCCATTAACTGCTGGGGGCCAAAATGGGTTCCATACCCAGGTTGTTTTCAATAATGTGTTGTCTGTGGATCCTAATCCCACAGCGCCATCATCTGTTTTATATACCAAAACGTCCACAACAGGGACAGTCCCAACCAATACAACGGAATTATTTTTTCAAAATGGTCCTCTGGCTGCCAATGTAAAGCAGTTGACCCAGTTACCAATTACCAAGGCCGCTCCTTCAAATTTTGGATTCACAACCCCATGGGGAATGATTGTAAACTGCGGATTACAAACTACCGGAGTTAGTCCAATTACATTCCAAGTTCCTTACCCTGTAGGATTTAATACTTACACTGCTTTAGTAACTCCGCAAAATGCAGCTGTAGCGATTTCAGTGGTAGTAAGTGTAACCCAAACACAGTTGACTTTTGTTGTTTCTCCCGCTGCCACACCAATTTATTACTTAGTAATAGGATCTTCATGACCTATACTCCGGGAACCCCGCAACCACAGACAATACCATCTTCAGACCAGGATGACTTCGTAGAAAATTTCCAACTGTTGAATCAGTTTTTTGGAGCGGATCATATCCCATTTACTGCGATCTCCGGAAATGGCAACCACAAAAAAGTCACACTGAACGCTAATTTAAATACCGGACCCATGTTTCCAGGGAGTGGTATTTTCCCTAATTCTTCAGCCGTTTATACAAAAAAAATTAGTGTAACTTCAAAAGATCCGCCTGATTTATATTTCCAAAATAATATTGGAGCTACATTCGAGAAGCTGGTTACATCACTACGAGTAATAAAAGGCGATGGAGCAAATGGTTTTGGTATGGTCACACCCTGGGGTATAATAATAAATTTTGGCATGGTAAATGATCCTGATTTAAATCTTACTTTTGATTTCCCAGTTCCCTATACCACTGAAGTTTATTCTATAGTAAACTGCGGCGTAGATTTTAAGGACTTGCCAGGTGCTCAACAATTCAGTTATGCGAATATAGTTTCACTTACCCAATTTATTTCCAGAACAACAACTATAACAAATGCTTTTGGGTTTGCAACGTGGTATATGGCGGTGGGGAAATGACCAGTTCTTTAGTCATCAGCAATTTTAAAACTGGATATGAGACTGATCGAGAGCCATTCATTATCAATAATGACGCATTCCCTATTCTGAATAATGCATATCAGTGGCGAGGAAAATTGCTCAGGAAGCGAGGTACTCAACTTCTTGGCAGACTCCAGCGGAATTTATCGAATCAGACTACGGTCAACCTCAATGGATCTGGCAATATAGCTTTTAATCTGCTAACAACACTTGGCATAATTGCTATATCCCCGAATGCATCTATCGTTCCTGGCACTTTATCTATTTTTGTCGCTGTAGGTGCTGGTTATACGTTTGCCGATACCAATAGCGATGGCAGACTCATAACTACGGGGGCAAACTGGGATAATGCGATCACAGCAGTTTTTCTTGGTGTTACCACGACTCTTACCGTCGGTGCCGGACATTTCTTTGTCATCGGTGATGGCGTTTATATTTCTGGAGTCACAGGTACGACTATTCTAAACGGATATTCCACGGTAACAGCCATTAACGCTACCCAAATAGCGGTAAATATCGATACTACCGGACAGCCAGCCTATACAGGCGGAGGTCGAGTCCAGCGTGTTGCAGGTTCTGTCAATTATGCCACTGGCGCTATAGTTTTGATTACAAACAGAGGTGCTTTCGCAGGCCAAGCGCTAGTGGTATCTTTCGGATATTATCCGGCTTTGCCGGTTATGGGATTGGAAGATCTTGAAACAGATATCATAAACTTTCCTATCTTGGTTCCATTCGACACCAAATATAGTTATCAATTCAACCAGACGACAAACATTTTTTATGATACAACTTTTTATAAAAATACATTCATCCCCTTCGTATGGCATGGTTCTGACTTCCAACAATTTTGGACGACTAGCTATTCGGGCGCGATGTGGACTACCAATAATGTGACCGGATTTCAATTCAAGAACATAACATTAGTCGTTCCTGGAGCTGCTAGCGTATTCACGATTGTAGCACATGGCCTGACCAATCTAGATTATGTTTTTATCAATGAAGTCGGTGGTATTACAGGTGTAAATGGGGTATCCGGTTTAGTTACGGTGCTTACAGCCAACACCTTTTCCATACCAACACCAGGAGCTGCCGGGGTATATACTGCTGCAACAGGCATTGCTCAATACATGACTAGCCAAGCAAGTCCCGGAGTTGATGGGATCAAGTGGTATGATGGCGATCCCACGGATGTTGGACATGCTAAAGGATGGGTAAATTTCTCTCCTCCACTATCCAATGCTGGATTAACCGGCGGTAAGCCCGAATATCTTATTGGCGCCAGAATGATTGTAGCCTTCAAGAATAGACTTCTATTTTTTGGGGTGACTACTCAAACGAGCGGTGGCGTCACCAGATTCTTACCTAATCGGTTGGTCTACTCACAAGTTGGCACTCCCTTTTACTCTCTGCCAGTTCCGGCGCAACAAGTCGCTGATGATGCCGCTTATTTCGAGAACGTAGCTGGAAGAGGCGGATTTATCACCGCTCCCACCCAGCAATTTATGATAACGGCTTTTGAAAACAATGATGTGATCTTGGTGGCCTTCGAAAGCCGGCAAATGAAACTACTGTTTACTGGTGATGACAGCTTGCCATTCATATACCAGACCATCAACACTGAATTGGGTGCGCAAAGCACTTTCACTGGAATTTCTCTCGATACCGGAGTTCTTTCCATTGGAGATTACGGAATCACCCTTACAACTCCAGAAAGTACGCAAAGGGTGGACTTACAGATCCCTGACACGGTTTTCTCGATCAGCCCAGCCAATAGCGGAGATGAACGTGTTACGGCTGTCAGAGACTTCCGTAATGAGTTTATTTACTATACGTACTGTGCCGGCGGAAATACCGCTAAATTCCCCAATCAGTCACTCGTATACAATTACCGAGATGCCACATGGGCTATCTTCCAAGAAAATTACACCAGCTATGGAACATTTAGAAGATCTTCCAATTTTACATGGGCCACTTTGCCTTATAGGACTTGGGCTTCTTGGAGTACCCCTTGGAATTTTGGGGTCACTGATCAGCGATATCCTGATATCATCGGCGGCAATCAGCACGGGTTTGTGATGCGGAAAGACACCACATCATGCCGAGAAGATTATTCACAAATGATCACGGATATTTCCGGAAATATAGTCACATCCCCAGATCATGGCTTACTGAGCGGAGATTTCATTATGATTAATGAAATTGTCTCTTCGCCCTCCATGGTTTTATGGAATGGTGTGATCCAAAAAATCACGGTAACGGGCGCAAATACATTCACAGTGGAATTAACTTCTACAGGCACTTACGGAGGCGGGGGAGTCTATAGACGGATTCCTAACTTCCTGATACAGACAAAACAATTTCCTTTATTTTGGGATAATGGAAGAAAATGCCGTATAGGTACACAGAGGTTCTTACTGACCACTACGACTGATGGCCAGATGCAATGCAATATATACACATCTCAGAATGCGAATGTAGCTAATAATGACCCTCTTATTTCCGGATACCTAGCTTTTACCAATGTGTTGCTGACTAAAGCCGAGCCAAACGACTTGAATATGGCAGCTCCGGAACAATCCCAGATATGGCATCGAATGTCCAATAGCTTTCAAGGTGATAGCGTACAAATAGGATTTACCTTTTCTGAAGTACAGCTGAGAGACGATACGATCGCTACGTCCGATATAACAATACATGCAATCGCCTTTGACCTACATCCTGGACCAATATTATGCTAAGGGGAATTTAATGACACAGCCCACGATACAGTCCCCATATCTGATAACGAGTCGCACTTTCCCTGTGGAAGGAAATAAGCTGGAACCTATATTGTCAAAAATGTATTTTGAAGTTTCGCAAGCTGTGAATAACCGCATCATTGGTATTTTTAATAAATTCCAGGTGGTTACAGGTGAGCGATGGTTTAATTCTGGTGTTATCACAGCACAAGACTTCGACATCACCAAACAGCCTCAAACATATAGGCAGGTGTATACCTTCGATGCGATAGTTGCTGGCGCAACGATCACAATAGACCACAATATCGTAGCTGTAAAACAGTTCACACGCATATATGGGACTTGCATCACAACATTGCCAGATTTTAGGCCTATCCCATATGCCTCAGTCATAGCAAATGCAAATATAGATCTGACTGTCACGTCTACCCAGATCGTTATATCGAATGGAGCTGGCGGTCAAGACATCGTGAGCGGTATAATCGTTCTAGAATACCTTTTAAACTGATTGAGGATCATATGAATAACTCCGGAAGCATGCCAGAAAAGCAACACATAAGCGGATATAACCAAGTATCGACCCCAAACTTTACGCCCCAACAGATGCAGTTATTGCAGAAATTAATAGGTTCAATAGGCGGCGGTGCAGAAAAAGGATTATCAAAATTGTCACAGATAGCATCTGGGGAGGAAGGAGCGTTTGAAGAGCTAGAGGCTCCGGCATATGCAGCCTTCAACAAGAATTTAGGAACTTTAGGAAGTAGATTCTCACAATATGGTGCAGGTGACTCAAGTGCTTTCCAGAATGCTGTGAGTGGTGCTGGCGCAGAGATGGCACAGAATTTACAAGGCCAAAGAACGCAAATGCAGATGGATGCCATACAAAAATTGCTAGGCTTTTCAACCGATCTACTAGGGCAAAAACCTTATGAAACATCTCTGTTGCAAAAAGACAAAGGGACGGACTGGGGAGAGATCTTATCAAAGGCATTTGGAGCAGTTCCAGGCATATTAACGGCTCTATAACCTATAGGTGGCAACATGGTCCAGATCATACCGGCAAACACAAAACACACTTTCGGCCGTGGGTTATTAGAAGCAATCCCTTCTGGGTTAGATGCTTTTGGTAAGGTTCTTCAAAATAGAAAAGATGCCAAAGCCTCCGAAGAAGAGGATGAGGCTCTAGAAGCTCTTGGCGTCCACGTGAAAGGTATAAAAAACCAAAAACTTCGTGAAGGATTATTAGAAGGGGCTCAACAACAACAAAAGTCCCAGGCACAAGAAGCAAAAGCACAAAAAAGCACTGAAACTATACAAAAATATTTCGGCCCAGATGCTGGGAACATATATGGGGAGCTTACAGAGGGTGGCAAGACGAAGTTCTTTGAATCTTTGATGGAAAATGTCGTTGGCAGAAAAATCCCAATTAATGAATTTTTACCACAATTTATTCAGCAAAATATCGAAGATTTTCAACCAGAACAACCAGAAGAAGCAGGGCAAATGATGCCCAAATCACCGCCACAAGAAAATTTCAACATGCCAAAAGAGCGCGAAATAGACGAGGGATTAACACCCCAAGAAAAAGTAGCTCGGCAAGAAAAACGGTATGAAAAAAACCTTCCTTTATATGAGGAAACAGACAAAAAACTTGCAGGTCTAAAAAATGAAGACGAAGTAATCGAGATACTCGAAGAGTTGAACGAATCTAAAAAACTCCCTAAAGGCCTGGGCAGGGTCAACATCAATTATAAAGAAGGTAATTTGCTGGTTCCAGCATTATCATCTCCAGAAGCTCAGAGATATATAAAAACGGTAAACGAGTTTCTGTCAAAAGCTAAAGATACTTTTGGATCAAGAGTAACCAATTTTGAGCTAGATAGATTCCTGCAAAGACTTCCTACCCTGGCAAACACGGAAGAAGGTCGCCGAGAGATACTCAAGCAGATGAAATATTTCAATAAGATTGAAAAAACTTATCAAGAAGCACTCTCAAAGTATGTTGACTCCAAAGGCGGAATAAGAAATGTGGACTGGGACGTAGCCAAACGTAGAGCAAGGGACATGGCCGAGCCTTTGATTAAGGAAGCCAAAGCGCAGTTCAAAAATTCTGACAAAATTTCTAAAGAATTATACGATAAAAAACTTGCAGATGTGAAATCTAAAACGCCTGCTGGGAAAATTGCTGTAGAAAAGGATGGCCAGTTTGGTTATATCGACAAAAAAATGGCTGCTAAAGCATTGAAGTCGGGCGGGTACAAAAAACTATGAAAAACCTAAATGACGATTTTGGTTTCGAATATTTCGATTCCGATGAAGACGAATCCGTAGAATCTAATGAAACTTATAGCGATGAAGAAGATCAATTTGGATTTCAGCCATTTGATGTTTATGAAGATGAAGAGAAGCCTGAGGACTATACTCAAAAACCATCTGAACAAGAAATTCCTGAACCAGAAGAAAGCTTCTGGCAAAAAGTTGTGAGCAATCCAGTTACACAAACTATTCTGGGTGCTGTTCAAGGAGTAACATCTCCTCTAGATATACTGAAAATGTTTATCACCGGTGAAGGTCTGACTGATTTAGATGAGTTAGAGAACGCTTATGAAAATCAGGGGTTGCCTTTCGATCGAGAAGACTATATACAAAAAGTTTTTCAATTAGCTGAGCATATACCAACATTAGGTGGTGCTCAGAAGCTAACAGAAGAAAAAACAGGCCTAGATCTGTCCCCAAAAGACACATTTTCTAAAATCCTTCGAACAGGAACAGAAATCGCGACCTCAGGCCCTTTATCTTTAGGCAAACAGGCGGTTAAACAAGGTGCCAAGCGTCTGGGGACTGGTATAGCTGCGGCAAGTGCTGGCGAGGGCGCCAAAGAACTTGGTGTCCCAGAACAGGCCGCTGATATTGGATCTTATATTCTAGGTGGAATAGCTAATGCAAGAAAGCAGCCAGTCAAGTTAACTGGTAAACAAGCAGAGACAAAAGCCTTTGCTGAAAAGCATAACCTGAGAAAATTCGGTGGACTAGAAGCCGAAGAACCTCTTAAGAACGCCATTGCTCCAAGACCTAAGATTACGGCAGCAGCAGAAGAGCTCAGCGAAACATCACAGAAGGCTATAGACAAGATTATAGCTGATAAGATCCCTATAGCCAAGCAAAGGGCTATGGGCGTTGATTTAAGAGATGCCTATAGCAAGGCATATGCTAAGTCTAATCAAACTGCTAAAGCATTGGATGCTGGGAAAAAGTCTGGTGCTATCGACTTGGATTCACTCACTGTGAATATTAAAGACAAGATTAAAAAGATCCAAAATAGCGCTCCTTCTTTGAGTCCTTCTGACAAGACGGCCATCAAAGAACTGAAAAAGCAATACAAAGCTTTGAGTGACAAAAATCCTACCACTGATACCTATATTGGTAAGAAAATATCTGCTGAGCAGGCATTGGACCAGTATAAGAACTTTAATGAAGAAGTCGAAGGCATATATCGCAAAGCTGATTTTACTGGATCTGAAGAGGTAATCAAAAACCTGTATGGTGAGCTGAAAAGCGATTTAATCAATTCGATAGAGAAATCATCGCCTGAATTGGCTAAAGAACTGCGATTTGCCAATAAAATATACAGCGAAACTTCCAAACTTGATCAGATTACTAAAATGACCAAAAAGGCCTTTGAAGATGGTTACAATCCGACCAAGTTGAATCAGATACTCGGCGGGAAACGGAATCGTCAGTTTATTGAGCGAGACCTTGGCAAAGATGCTGTAAAAGAAATGCAGGACATTGCCAAATATGGCATGGATGCAGAGAAATACGTCCTCAAAGTTATCAAAGAACCTAAAACAATCACTCAACTTGCATCTGAACTGACTCCAGCCAAAGCCATGCTTCTACTAGCGAAAGGATCCGCTGCTATGGTACCGATCCTTGGATATGATATCCCTAAAGCCCTAGCTCAAAGGGCTAAAGGCACTATGATGCTAAGCCCAAAAGGAAGGCATTCATATTCTGAATTCCTTAAACATTCCATTAGCCCTGAGAGCGCAGCTTTTAAGAAAGCGTCCAGGGAACTAACGAAAACGATTGAAGAAGAATATGGTAGTGAAGAAAAATTTATAAAATTCCTAGAGGAAGAAGATTAGATGAACTTAAAATTTGTATTATCATGCTGCTGCGCATCTATGGTTGTGTGCAGCTTCTTATATGGCCTATTCGGGTATTATGAGCCTGCCTCTTGGTGCGCTCACGTTTCTCTGCCTTGTGCTATTCTTCTCACATCTCTGTGGGATAGATATAACGATTAATGTTGACTAAAATTTCCAATATGTCCATAATTTCAAATTAAGTGGACGATTTGGACCTTAGGAAACATTATGCCTGACATATGTAAATGTCCTGGCGATAATTGTAAAAAGAAAGAACAATGCTTTCGATTTACGGCACACGCAGACACTTATCAAACGTATTTTCATGCAGCCCATTGTATCGAAGAAGACTTCCACTACTTTATACAGGATAAACGGCTATTAAGTCAAGAGGATAACAAAAAATAATGAAAGATTTTGTTTTACTCGTATTTGTTTTGGTGGCAGTCTTAAACAATACAATATAGTTTATATGCTATGTTAGCTCAGGCAGTTAGAGCACTTATGAGGTTAGATTCCTTATGGGGGGTCGTTGGCGCAACTCCAACACGTAGCTTCTCATTTAATTGCCACCCGCTTGGCAACTCAGAGACAGCATAATTCCTTTAGGGGAAACTCTCAAATATGCTCAATCTCATGCGGAATTATTCGGCTCACCCCTAGCCAATGAAGAGACGGTCTGGTGCGATTGCATGTTGTGACCTACACCCAATCTCATGGGGAATTTTTCCAGTTATAACAAATAATCCATACTTATACCTGAAACCGGGTATAAGTTAGCAAAGATCGCTTGATCTTAATGATTTCTTTGTCCATACTTGGTGTGATTGCAAAATTTTGCGCAATCTATCTTAACAAAGTAGGAGTCACAACATGCAAGCAACATCAAGACCTGTATCTTATTGGGGATATGATGCCCCACGAGAGCAGGCAATAGAAGAAGCGCATTCTTCATCTTCCGAAGCATCAACACCGCCAGATTCACCAAAGATCGTCCAGTTTAACGGATCTATCTCAGGACAGTCCACTCGTGCTACAGATGAGATCGATAGACTAGGTAGACTTCTTGTCAATGAACAAGCCCGAACTGCAGTGCAGGCAAATTTGATACAGGAACTCAGGACAAAACTAGCGGAAGAAATCGAGAAGAATAGGGTGATAAGTGCCGAAGCGCCTCGTAGAGCAGAACAGGCAGCACAACAAGCGACTGAGGCTGCCGACAACCACTACTATCAAGCTGGGCAAGACCGACAACAGGAAGCAAGTTGGTTTGAAAAATATCGTGCTATGTCATGGGGTTCTTTAGGGCTGGCTATGGTTGGAACTGCTGTTGCTGTGGCAGCTATAGTGATGCAGATTTTCCGGATGGTGAAATAATGCGAATGACCGACTTTAGTTTTTTCCCGCAAAAGCCTTTCACACCGCAGACATTGCCTCAACTGCCACGCGAACTTATGGCTATCATCATCAATAACATGAGCCTACAAACTTTATTGTCATTCGAAAGATGTTCTAAAGCATGGGGGCAAGAAATCAATGAAAGCTACCGTCTACAAACAGCTAAAGATATGCCTGAAAAATATGCTCCGGCCTCTGCATTCCCCAGAAACACATGGAAGAAGTTCTATTTCAACAACAATGAATTTGTCCGTGTGCGGCATTTAAATCAGATTTCACTAGCTAAAGAAGGGCCAAAAGTATGTCAGATTAGCAATGAAATATCGCAAATGGCCATAACTATATCGGTCGGCAATTTTGTCTGTTTAGTTGCGCCACCAGTTCTATCAAGTGTTTTAGCCCTTCCAGTGTTGGGTCAATTCGTATTATGGGCTGTAGGAGATACGGAAAAATCAGCAAGATATGAGGCTCCAGTATGATATCACCGAGAGCAATGGAGTCTCAGCCTCTATTAGATTCTTTCCAGCGCATAAAACCTCAGTGGGAGATTGACTCTGATAATGAACTCGCTGAAACACATAGACAAGTTGCTGCATGGAGAGACGAATCTAATGCTCAATGTGCCGAGAACGCAATTAATCTTGAGATCATAAGAGCCTCATTTGCTAGTATCGATGAATCCCACACTCAAATGGCAGCTATTAGAGCTAGACGTCTTGCAGAGGAAAACATGCCCTTTGCAGAGCGTGTTGAGCGGCGAAAGATCGTCATCCTAGAGAACCTTACATGGCTCCTAGAAGCTACCAAGCGTATCTTTTCCAATATGCCTAAGGTGTTTCAAGCAATTGCAGCAATGATAGCAACTGTAGCTATGGCGATTCTTGGCTATGTAGCATATAGACATATTTCACCTACTATATCCCAGTAAAACAGGCTCACATGCAAGTGTGAGCCATATAATTTGTTGCTTAAATGCCATCATAGTATAATGGGGATGTTTACCAATCGGTGGGCATAACGGATTATCTGTATAGAGGTAGTATATGTGCGATGAGCATAGACATCACGATCATAAATGTTGTTCTTGTGTAGGTCCTCAAGGACCTCAAGGCGTTATAGGGTTACAAGGACCACAGGGAATCCAAGGCGTTCAAGGATCTCAGGGTATCGATGGGAAAGATGGCCTGCAAGGCGTTCAAGGCCTTCAAGGAGTTGCTGGGAAAGACTGCGAATGCGACGAAAGAATGTGCAATTGCTGTGGATCTCATGCTAGTGTATATGCTACTCTGGCCCAATCTCTATCGGAATTTGGAGGTGGTAGCGATGCTGTGACTTTCCAGGGAATCAATTCCATATCAGCAGCTAATTTTGATTTAACAATGATGGGTGTGGACGGGTCTATAAAATTCCTTAAATCTGGCGTATATGACATCAGTTATAGCGCCGAAGCTAAGGTTCGACCACCTATCCCTAATCCTGTGCCATCATTTTCATTTGGATTTTGGCTGAATAACATTGTGGTACCTGGTAGCGTAATCTCAGGGTATACTCAAGCTCCTGGCGATGACACAATACAGATTGTTGCTGAAGTGATAATCGACGTACAAGCCGGCGATGTCCTTATGTTAAGGAATGCATCCAGCAATCCTGTTCTGATGACTCCTAACGTCATTGGAATTATGTTCCCTGTAAATGTTGCAGGTATAACAATACATTGCATAAAATCTCTGTAAAAACTAGCTCCCAGGGAACTGGGAGCTCATATTGTGTATAGACAAAAAATTCACCACGAAGTAATTTTAATTTTTCAACTCGGTACGTAGTCCAACTCATCACCTCAAAAGAAAATACGAATATGTTTAACGACGAAATATCATCACAAGCTTCCGAAATACTGCGTGTTTTTGGACATGAACAGTTATACCTGCTCTACCAAGAAATGCATATGCTGGTTGAAGTATGGCACATAGATGAGCATGAGTGCGAAAAATTATGTGAAGACCCTGAAGATTCTGCTGATTTAATAAAATTGTTACGATCGGCCATTATCTTAAGCCGCATCGCTGACATGTACAGCAAAAAATTTGATAAAATTAGCCATAAGCATTGGCACTTCTGGAAAAAATGTGAGGAAATCGCACAGAAAGTTGCTGAAGAAGTGTTATAAAACCTAACATGCCATCGCTGCCATGTAGTTGTATAATGATGTTCGGGAAACTCCTAGCTCTTTTGCTATATCACATTTTTTTCTCTTAGTCTGTAGCAACTCTTTGAGTCTGACAATCTTTTCTGAGGTCAATTTTGTCTGACCACCTTTGAATTTACCAGCTTTCTTCGCAATCGCTATGCCCTCTTTCTGCCGCTCCCGTATAAATGAGTGCTCAAACTCGGCGAATGCGCCCATGATAGATAGAAGAAGATTAGCCATAGCTGAGTCACAGCCATTGAATTGCATGTTCTCTTTCATGAAGTGCACCTGAACTTTTCTGGAGACCAGGCCACTCACTAGAGTACGCAAGTCCATTAGGTTTCGTGCCAGCCTATCCATGCTGTGGACGACTACAATATCATCCTCTCGGACGAATTCTAGCATCGATTGTAGCTGCGGTCGGTTGGTCGATCCGGCTGATGCGTAGTCTATGAATTTCTTGTCTATCTGGATCCCTTCAAGCTGCCTGTCGGGATTTTGGTCTGTCGTGCTGACTCGGATATATCCGATGCGTTTACCTGTCATTATAAATAATTTTCTTCAATTTGTTTCTTTAATTCTGTGTTAAATAGATCCATTAGGGTGATGACGTCATTTTTATCACCCTGAACGCAAAACAAGTCTAAAATTGCAGATGTCAAATTATAGCATGCTGTCATTTTTGTTCTTGTATCATATCCTCGCATCACATGAAGGCATTCTGAAACGATGGTAGCCACGAGATTGTCGTCATTCATTAAAAATCTCCCTTTCCTTGAGAAACATCGAAAACGAAAATCCCTCGTCGACGCCACATTTCTACGACTTTTTTCCTGTCATCGAAGACAAAGTCTATTGTTTTTCCTTCTGCAATAGCTTCATCCAACCAACGCTCTTTGAGTACATCATCGGGAGTGTTATCGCGTATGGGGCGCATTTTTAATCTTTTGTCATTCCAGGCATAAGGAACGATATGATTATTTATCCAATATTCTGTTCTACTTCTGACTGATTCGCAACGACCAGACCAAATTTGTATATCAAAGTGTGATTGTAATAAATTTAAAATGTCACAGGTTGATTCAATAGGCTCATCCTTATCGCAAGCCTCGTAGAATGCGGGCCAGTTGGGTTGGAATTTTTCTCTTGTGTCTTTATCAACATATTCATGACGTAAATCACCTTCTTTATACCAGAACCATTTAACATACTGCTGGTTTTTCGCAGGATCAACAAAATGCCGCCTATGCTCGCAATCAGTTAGTGTACCGTCTAGGTCGAAAATTATCATTATTAACCTAATATAAATGAACGGATTTCTTCTATTCTATCAAGATATTCTTTTACCATTATTTTACCGTGTTTATCATTACCCAAACCTCTTTCAATTAAATCTGTAGCAAAAGATTCTATTGCTACACGTACGGTTAAGCTCTGAGATATAGTCAATTCTTTTCCACATATGGTGATAGTAGGTTCACAACTCATTTGTTATTCCTATTTTCGAGGGCAGAAACACGTGTTTCCATTGCTATCACAACATCTAATAAATCCCTATCTAACTGAAGTTGTTCTTTATTGTATCCATGCAGCTGGCGAACGCTTAACACAGTATACCAAACTGAGATTAGAAGAAATCCCAAAGATACCAATATAAATATTTGCGAATAAACCATCATTTCCTATTCCTCTGACTCTATATTGAAATATTCAAAACTTTTGTGCTCATGTTCCTTTTCTTTTATAAATGAAAGAAGTTGATCTCGGTTTAAATTCATCCTAATTAAAAGACTTTGCTTTTCATTTTCACCTAAAGAATCCATGCACATTATCCTGTTCATATCGATCATTAAACCTGCTAGACATCGTGCAATTGCTGCAGGGTCTTGTTTTAGAAAATATTCTTGCAATTCAGTTATGACTTGTTTATTTGTTTTCCCCAATCGCCCAGTCATTATTTAGCTCCTTTATATAATCTGTTGGCTTCCATAATTGGTAAGTTTGCTTCTGTGGGAACATAGACAACTTGCATATTGCTTGTTTGCAGCCCTTGAATCCATAAGTAATGTAGATACCCTTCATTACCTGCCAGGCTATCACCAATAATTTTATTAGCCATAGCCACACCCTCTGCCCTAATAACTTCTGCATCAGCAAGAGCTTTTGAGCTTTCTTTTTTTGCCATGGCTTCACAAGTCGCAATCTGTCGATTAGAATCTGCCCTGGCGAGTTCTGCCTGTCCCAACATTCCTTGTTGCCAAACATGAACATATGGAGCTAAAAAATTAATATACGACCAAAGTAAACAAAATAACATTGATATTGCAAGCAAAGACATTTTTGTAATTTTTTTGATTTTTTCATATTCCATTTCACTATCTGTTTTCATGATGAAACCCCTGTTTTGTACATCGATTATACCACCCTAGATAGATTATGTCAAGAAGAACTGTATGGGTGTCTGATTGAACGTTATGTCCATGATTTTATTTGTGCATCCAGGGAGTACCCTGTTTCTACGACGGTATTAAATAATTTGTATGTGATTCAGGCAACAATTTATTTTCCTCAGGTTTATATCCAAAAATTTCTTCGATTGCCAAAATTGTCTCTGGTGGTACAAGTTTAGAATTTGCCCATAACCAATGACTCGCATAGTCGTTTATTTGCAATTGACAAAATTTATAATACTTCTTACCCAAAATAGATCTCAAAAACTGTTTTGGATGATGAGAGGCGTCTATAGCTTCCCTTGCTCTCCAATAATGAGACAATACAATGTAATGAATAAAAATATATGCCTGCATCTTTGGATCTGCTGTTTTTTCAATCTTCTCCCACCCAATTCTTTTGGTCTCTTCACGTTCTTTATATGTGGGGTAAATTTCCATCATTCTTGTCCTGGTGGTTTCGGCAACGGCATCCAATGTGTTGGATGCAATCCTTCAGCACAGCAACCGCACCCAGTGGCATTCTCTGACCATGTAACTTTTGACTCTTTTCTATAGCCAGCAACTGGATAGAAATCCATATGACCCACATACATAGTGCCATCAGAATCCAATATCAACACATCCTCTGAATTAGAGCTCTGTGTCTCATCAACCTCTGGTAATCGCTCTTTAACACTTATCCATTGCATATATTACCTATCCGGGTTCGAAAATTCCATCCAATGGGTTATTTTAGGATATTTTTCTTCACATTCAAAATCAATTGTATCGTCTTCCCAGATACCATCCACAACACAACATCTAAACGTCTCTTCACTTTTATTTTTACCTATTACAATTAGGAATTGGTCTGGCAATCGATCTGTAACATTGATCCATTTCATCACTCTTCTCCTGGCGGTTTCGGCAACGGCATCCAATGCGTTATCTCCTCAGATCCTGTTGCCCAAAACAGATCTCCGCATGCACATGCATTATTTTCATTTTCATTGCATAATGTTTGCCAAAATTCTCCGTCCCATCTAGCTATGCTCATTGGGCTGGGCTCGCATCCTAATTTTTTCGAATATACCAATACAAATTGATATACTTCTGGCAATGCAGTGAAAATGCTAATCCATTCCATTTTAACCTCACAATCCATGTGCAATACCTTTCTTAAACGCCTAGCCAGTCGGTATTCATATTCCATAATTGTGTTGTCTTTCATGCCTGCCCCTGTGCCTTAGCCTTCCATGCATAAACGCCTCTAAATCCACACCATCCATCTTCATATGAAGCCTTCCAATTCGAAATAGCTTGATTGGTGGATTCTCCCCAGTTTTTAGCAATTAAAGAAAATTCGCTTGCACATTCATGGTCATCTCCATCCTCAAAAACTCTTACTTGATAAATCCCATCTTCATCAGGAATTTTCTTTACTGGAACGGGAACAGGAATACCATGTAATTCTCCATCAGTTTGCTCCCAACATAAATACCATCCATCCCAATCGCATTCACATATCCATGAGTCTCTTTTTTTCACACCACAGCAACAATACATGCCCATTATTCTGGCCTCTCAGGTAGACTTGGGATTTAAAACCAATGCGTTACAGATAGCGTCAATAACGTGGAGGCCATACACGTCCCGCGCTTAGAAATTAAAATACCAATTCGTTAGATATTGGTAGAAAATTGGTAGCAATCAGTATGCTTGCCATCCCGAGGAGTTAGTGTATCCAGGATAGTTCATAGGGTTCTTATTCCATTTGGCCTGCTCTGATTTCGCATGTTGCTCTTCTCTATTGGTCTCTTTCAGCGATGTCTTTCCGCCAAAATACGTAAATAGGACATACCGCAGTGCGTCGATGGCATGGTCTCGCTGTTTTACGGGCTTGTCTATGCCCAATCGTATACATTTATCGTCCCACACATAACCTTCGATCTCTTTTATCAGATTGGTGCAACATTTGCAAATGCGAAGATCGCCCTGGCTAAATAGGTTGGAGACAAACCTGATTCCATCAAGCACATCATTCTTAGCCTGCTTAACGGGCTTTTTCTGTCTCCTTAGCTCCACTTCAAAGCTTTGTGCAGCCGGATCAAGATACATCATCCTGACTGGATATCCACCAAACTCCCTCTGGAGATCTTGTGCGAACTCCGCATCGGTTTTCTGGTAGCCCTGGACCTTAGGATCCCAATAGTATTCTTTTTCTACCCACAGGCTAGGGCGATAGTCATCGTTATAGCCCACAAGTACCGCAGCGAAAGGATTCGTAGTGCCATAATCAATGCCTAAGAAAAAGTGCTTGGCATATGAAGGGGGCTCTCGACAAACATGGATCGATTGGTCAAAGAAATCAAACACTGAACCTTCGGCGAGTACCCACTCGCCTTCGATAAACCTTTTGAACCAAAGTCCTTGATACTCTTTCTTAAGTGCGGAAACGTAAGAGATATCCAGTGACGGATTATCTTCGAGCGTAAACTTAAAGGTGCGTATGTCGAGCTCATCGTGACGATCAATGAAATCAGTTTTAAGCCAGTGATATGGACTATCAGGGTTAGTCGTGACAAAGACCTTGGCACCCTTAACAGATAGTCGGGATAGAAGCATTCTGAAGAAGCTTTCTGGAATGATCGAAGCCTCGTCAACCAGGGCTCCAGAGAAGGTTGAACCACGTATCTTTCCTTCAGCCCTTTCGTCGTTCGCACCCACCACGTAGACTTTTTTCCCGAATAGCGTGAATTCACCGAGCCCCCTGTTGTAACGAATTATACCGCCTGTAAATTGCTGTAGGGGCTCTATAATATTATGCAGAACCGTTCTCTCAGACTTTCCACACATTATATATGCCCCGTCAGGGCCTGTACGCAACTCTTCTATAAATCGAAGTAGAGATACAAAAGATTTTCCAGAACGCACCGATCCAGATAAAATATTTATCCGATGGGTGGACTCTTTATAGGCTACGATCTGCTTAGGGCTTAATTTTACTTTCATTAATCTTGGTCATCACCGTCAACATCGTTTGAATCATATAGAGCATCCACTTGGCTATTGATTTCACCCAAAGAATTACGGAGATTGTTCTCTCCAGCGTTCTTCTCAGATGACACCCAGTTTCGGTCATGTCCTTTCTTGTCTAAAACGTATCTTGCAGCGCTTAGTCCCACTCTAGGATGGTCTTCACGCTTCGTCATAGCCCAGAACACCGTATCTTCAGCTAAATCCTTGAGATCTTCGTCAACAGTCTCACGGATCTCTTTCATAGCCTCTTTGACTATCGGATTATTTCTGATATATTGATAGAAGCACGATCTATTAATGCCCAGCTTTTCCCAGGCACGTTTTGCGATGCCTCGCGTCTCTTTCAAGACTTCTATAACCTCTTTAGGCTTCTTGCTAAACTCAACTCCCTTGGACATGATTCCTCTCCTTTCTAAACATTGAAAATTTCTCCATTTCTTTTGATTTCACATTCCCTGCCATTCTCTACCATAAATTTTGCATATCGTTTTACGATGACATCACAATAGGCAGGACTTAGCTCAATTCCAAAACAGCGCCTGTTCAATTTCTCTGCTGCGATTAGAGTTGTTCCAGATCCTAGGAAGGGATCATATACGCCTTCGCCTTCTGCTGTGTTGTTTCGGATTGGCCGGGCCATGCATTCGAGTGGTTTTTGGGTGCTATGGCACGTGCGCTCGTCTTCTTCTTGGGATTTACCGAAGCAGTTTAGGTTGCCGATCTCCCACAAGGTTGATTCTTTTCGGCTTCCTTGCCAGTTGTGCTCTTTTCCTTTTTTGATCGCATACCAGCATGGCTCATGCTGTGAATGATAATCGCCACGAGACAAAGCAAAATGCTGTTTAGCCCAAATAATCTGACCTATTATTTGATAATCTGTATTTATTAGACTGCTGACAGTTTCAAATGCGAACTTATCACTACTCCAAACATAGGTGACATTACCTGGGAATAATGCCCACGCCTTAGTCCAATCGCTCTTGTCATCGTTTTGCACTTTACCCGCAGCCTTTTGCCCCTTACCAGCTTCGCCTCTCCAATTAGCATTATATGCAACTCCATAGGGAGGATCGGTCACCATAATTATAGGAGACTCCCCATTAAGCAAACGATCCACACAACTGCTATCAGTAGAATCGCCACAAGCAAGTCGATGCTGTCCCAGCTCATAAACATCCCCCATTTTAGTGATCGCGTCCTCGTCTTTCCCTAAATCATTGGTCTGCGCATCATCATCACCACCAATAGCATCGTCGCCGAGTTCTATGCCTAGTTCATCAGGCGTGAAACCCCAGTCTAGAAGCTCATCAACATTCCACTCGTTGGCCAAACATTCCCAGTCCCAATCACCGGTATTTTTGTTAAGTCTTATGTTTAACTCGTCGATTTGGCTTTCATCTAGCTGAACATTCGGCACCCAACACTCAATCTCTTTGTATCCTAATTCTTTTAATACCTTTAGACGCTGGTGTCCACCCACGATCATCCCGTCTATAGTGCAGATCGGTTTCTCAGCAACGCCGAATCTTGTTAAGGATTCTTTTAATTTTTCGTGCTGAGCTTTGGTGAGTATCCTAGGGTTTTTAGGATGTTCCTTGAGGTCTTTGATTTTCAATGTTTTCAGTTGCCACTCGATCATTTTTTCGTAACCTTTTTTATCTTTTCATCTGCCCGCTGCCATATTTTTTCTCGTACTTTTGCAAAAACATTATCAATCTGCGCTTCCCTGCCGCTGTCCGCCGGGCTCTCTGGAATAACATATTTTTTTTGTGACATCTTATATTTCTTATCATACTCTGCACGCCACTCCTTATATTTCTTGGTGCCACGCTTACGGGCTGCATTACGGCGTAAAACTATGTACGAACATTTATAGCTGCAATATTGGTGATTAGATGCTGTAGGCTCGAAGATCTTACCGCATTCCCAACACATTTTTGGCAGATATACGTTCTTGCTCAAGTTTCCTCCACACCACTGGCCAGCAGGTATCCAAATAAAGAATAGTTGTCCGTAAAATCTTGCCCTTTAGCAATAAATTCGTCCGCTTCTTCCGTGGTGATTGATGAATACGGAACAGAATTGCATAAGCTATTAATGATCTCAGCATTCCGTTGCATAAACACTGAGAATAGAAACAACTTCCTAGCGATGGTGATGTAGGATATATTCACTCGCTCGTATAGTTGCGCAGATTTGAGATCTTCTGTTGCAAAGGCCAAAAGGTCTTCAGAAAACTTGAGAGTGGCTTTGAATTCTTCTTCAAATTTCTTTAATTCGTCTAAGTCTGTGAAGTTGTCATATAATTTTACTAGGTCGTCATTCCGAACCAGTACGAAGTTTTTCTCAGTTATCATAGTAGGTTGCCTGTTGGGGTTAGCGGTTATTGATAAACATTTTCACACATCATTACTTTTTTGTTTCCCATGTTTATTTTTTATTTCTCCCTTGGGATTTTTGTAAGTGGCGGAGGCTCCGATCTGAGCAGATTTTTTACCAGTATCTTTTACGTTCGTATTTTTTGTTGCTTTACCAGCTTTTGTAGTAGGTTTTTTTTCGACATTCCGTTCGTATACTTTATCAAAATATACATCATTTTTTGATCTAGAATCTTCCACCTTCCGAGAAAGGCTATAAAGCGCTGCCTGATGCCTTTCTTTTTCTTGTGAATCAGTCAACTTTTTTTTGCTAGCTTCACTTTTTGCCATATAAACTCCTTAAGTTATCTTTTTTTTGTTTTTCTTTCATCATCTTTGCGCCATAATCGCAGATCTTATCTCTTTTCTGGTCCTGCTTGAGCAAATTATTTTCTTGAGCGAGCAGAGTTTTTGTGCCTTTCTGAATCTTTTTGATCTGCTTATCCATGATCTCCTCACGAGTTATAGCACAACAGGTGCGTCTTTGTTTTTGAAATATGTGAAGCCCTGTGCCCTCACTTCGTCTTGTAGCTCCCGATATCTGGCTCTGCACTCGGGGCTACATCTTTTGGCATATCTATGGAAAAATTCCTTGCCACAGATCGTGCAATCTCGACGCTCGGCATAGTCAATTTTAGGTATAATATCTTTCTGTCGCTGTCTTCCCATAGTTCACCGTCGTCTGATAATAGTAACGAATTAAAACTTTATAAACTAATGTCTATCGCAATATGTCAAATAGTATTTTAAATCCAAAGCTGCGGTTTACTCAAACAGATTCAGTTGCTCATAACCGTATGTAATGCCATAGTCAACGCAAGCTTCAACACAATCTATCTCTGTAACATTCTGTGCGGTTATTATCATCGTTGTTCCAGGCTTGAGGCCATATCTTTTCACAGCAGTTATCTCAGAAACGAACCGATCATCCTGCCAAATAACGCCTGTAGCGCAGTCTAAGTAAAATTTTATTAGGTTGTCAATATCTGGTTTACACGCATGAAAGGCGTTGACGCTGATGAGCGCCTTTTTTTTGGACCATGACTTTGGCATCTCAAACCAGAAAAAAACTATCACTTTATAGGACTTTGCACCTGAAAGTGATAAGGCTTCCATTGCGGATGCCTTATCTTGGCTGTTTAAAGCGCTGCCAAGCCTCTTTTTCATAAGAGCCTGTATGATCCGCTTGTCTGATGCATTTGGATTGAATACAACGGGCCTATTGCCTTTCATCGAAAACCTAGGTCTTTTCTGCGGAATCGGTGGCCCTGGGATATCAAATCTCACTTGTTCTCCGATCTGGTATACTCATCAAAAAACTTTATGATAATCTTCATGTGATCGTGGATATATTCTCCGTACGGGATGATATGAAGTTGCCCATGTCTGTTGTTCCATCGGCGTTCTCTTTCGAATCTCATCCACCGGTGCGAATTGGATTCGCCAAATGCCCAAAGCTCGAATTTCTCCAGCTCGTAGACCGGTTTGATATCCACATCGTCGTCATCAGGCAATAGCACAATCCACTTGAACCATCTTTTCATCGATTCCATAATTTTCATGTCTAAACTCCTCGCAGATCAGGGCCATCGAAATGCAGCCATTTTGAATCTTTCAACCTTGAATAAATTCTGGGGCCAAACTTGGTCTCGATCTCTTTTGGAGACAGATTGGTGGTGATGATCGTCGGTTTCATGTCTTCCCACCGTTTATCTATCAAATCGTAGTAATCTCGTTCGGTTCGCTCTCCTGATCGTTCTATACCTAAGTCATCCAAAAATAAAATATCAGATTCGGCAAATTTAGCGATGCAGAAACTCGTATCGCTGTAGTTGTTGAAATCTGCGACCATCTGGTCGTCAAGGTTTTTTGATTTTATCCATCGTATGCAACCTATACCGTATTTTTGGATTGCTTGGCGCACCAGCAAAAACATAACGGTGCTCTTTCCCCTGCCTGCTTGTCCATGAAGAACTAGGCTGATGGGATTTTGTCGCCAGGCCATTATAGCCGAAATAATTTCGTCCGATTGGTCTTTGCATTTATCGATGCTGACATCCGAAAATCGAGGTCCAATTTTGGCCAGCTCGCAAAAAACTTTCCAGCTCATGATTTGAAACGCAGTTCTTCCATGATTGCAGCCCTCTGGTCGGCAGATAATTCACTGGGGGCTATGGGTGTAGGGACCCAGTCGTCTTTCGAGGTCTGGAAGGCTAGTTTTGAGTTTTTGCGATGATAAGCTACGTCGCTCTCTGGGCCAGCCTTTTCTTTTCTCATCCGATACCATGAAAGGATGGTGGCGTAGTGTGATTTGTATTTCCTCATGAATTGCGCAACGCCTTTCTTTTCAGCTTCGAGGTCTATGGTCTCGACCCAAGAGTCGAAGCCTGCTTGGCCGAACTTTTCCTTCAGCTTTCTTTGCTCCTCGGCCGTCAAGTGGCAATTGCCGTGCTCTCCTAGAGAATCTTTTGCATCTTCCGGGGTTTCTTTTCTTGCCGATGCTGGTGGCGTAGCCTTTTCGTTTGCAGATGAAGAAGAAGAACGAACCCGCTCCCGTGCCGCGATAGCGGCTTCCCCTTTGGGGGGTAGGGGGTATTTCTTATCTTTATTCTTCTCTTTATTCTCTATATATGAGGGGAGTGCGCTTTTATGCTCACCTGGTGTGCGCTTTTCCGCACTACTGCTGTGCGCTTTTCCGCACTGCTGCTGTGCACCTTCATATTCGACATTTGGAACAATTGCCCTGCGAACTGTCCGTCTACCATCGAAGCTAATAGTTTCCATCAAACCAACAGCTTTCAGATCAGAAAAAAGCTCATACAGCCGTCTACGCTTGAGTTGCATAAATTCGCAAAGGTATTCTTCACTGGCATAGCATCCTCCGACGTTCGGATCATGTAAAGATCTAATTTCAGCCCACAGTGCCTTGGCTTGCATGGAAATATCTCTTCGAAGCCAGATTTCTGCAGGTATCGTAATATGAGTGAAATGTCTTATGAGTGTTTCAGAGGTCATTCAACCCCTCCTTTGTAAGTGGGATTGAAGATTTGGATGTAGTTTTGTGTGGGGTACGATCTTGCGATATTATTGGCAGGCATGTTATTATGATATCGCATTTCTAAACCTTTTGGTTATGCGTTAACATTCGTGAGAGATTGTTATTCTTAAGAGGGCAGGCTGCGGGTCTGTCCTCTTTTTTTATCTTGTGTCAAGATATTCTGTAAAATATTTTTAAGCAATATTTCTCGTAAAAACTGTGTCTTCTTTGACGACTCCCTTCGTAGCTCTCTGGAGAGCTCGGGCCAACTTTCTAGTCATAGGAAATCTTCCGGTCATAACGCCTTGTATGTGGTTTGGGCTATAATCTACCATACCCGCGATCATAGCGTATGACATACGGTTGTTATACATATATTCTTTTAATGTTAATGTCTCATGATTTTCCATAATATCCTCCTGGTTTTCTGCCATCATACATGAACATTGTTTATTTATCAACTTCAATAATTGCTATCTTTCCTGTTGCATAAATAATGCCCATGTGCTATATTTATGGTATCGAGCAGGCCAGTCTCCCTGATCACCGAGCCCCGAGCCCGGCAGGTTGTAGCGGCAAGCGAAATAGAATAACCAAAATAGCGCCTCATGTGGGCCAGGAGAATATGATGAAAAAAGTTACATACCATGACATGATCAACAACTACAATCTATGGTTAGAATATGTCTGCGGAAATTGGGCAGACAGGACAGAGGAGGAGTTCGAAAACTCATCATACGATGAGCTACTAGAATGTTTGATTGCAGCATTTGGAGAGGAGAATAATGACTAGGATGAAACCGAATGAAAATCTTATAAAAATGGTAGGGCAAATAAAATGAGTTTTGATGTCACCAATTACGTAGACAACATAGAACAAAAGTTCCGTGGAGAAGAAAACAAATGGCTCAGAGTGGCCTTGAAGCTCCAGTTAAAATTGGAGCAAGCGCTAGTCATCATATCAGACAGCGATGAAGCGGAGTTCTGTGAGCAGTTTGTCACAGAGCAAGACAAAAAAATACCTAAAACTTGTTTACAGGATCATAATATGTCATATAACGATTGGGACCAAAACTATAGCCCAGCAGACGACGAGATCGTACGGCCAGAACAGATAAAATTGGATAACGCATCATACTGGTTGGAGTCTGTACTAGAGCGCCTATACGACAAAGAAAGTCCTCTGGATTCGTTTTCTCTACAATGCGATCTAGATGAGCTGTGTCACCAACTGGGAGTGAAACCTCGGTTCAGCCTGATACAAATTCAGAGAAAAGAAAACCCAGAATCAAAAGTTAGCGAATTCTTAAACGGCATGGAGGCCTAGAATGCAGAGCGAAAAAATAGATCTTCTGATCACAGCATTGGCAATAGCGCAGGGGGAAATATCTCCTGCGCCTAAATCGGCGGACAATCCGTTTCATAAATCGAAATATGCCAACCTCACATCTGTGTGGGAGGCTTGCCGTCTGCATCTCAGTAAAAACGGAATTGCTGTTGTGCAGACTCTTGATGAGTCTGCCGGGCAAATGGTTTTAGTGACTATGCTGGCTCACAGCAGCGGGCAGTGGATCAAATCCCGAGTTCCCATCCTGGTTGGCGATAAAAAGACGCCACAGACCATCGGAAGCGCGATCACATATATGCGCCGTTACAGCCTAGCTGCCATTGTTGGAGTTGCCCCTGAGCAAGACGACGATGATGGGCAGGCTGCTACGATAGCCGTGCAGAAGCAGGAGACTCATCAAGTCGTTTCCTTAGCTCAAGCTAAGCAGTTAATTGATTTATATGACCAGTGCACGCCAGAGCATAAGAAAGCGGTGCTGGACAACCTGAAGAGAGCTCCTACATATGTTGAAGGTTTTTATCACGTTCCACAAGGCATGTTCGAGAGGCTGGTAGCATCAGCCAAGAAGAATATTGCTGAAAATCAACTCAAAGTTCTTCATGAGGTCGGATAATGCAATTACAACAGAATACGCCTGAATGGCTAGAGTTCCGTAAAAACTACCTGGGGGCATCTGATGCCCCCATCATCATGGGAGACTCGCCTTGGCGAACGCCTTTCCAGCTCTGGAAAGATAAGTTAGGGGTCGGCGAGCCCCAATCGATGTCTTCTGCAATGCAACGAGGCGTAGATATGGAGCAAGCCGCAAGAGACTGGTTTGAAGACAAGACGGGCATAGCGATATACCCCGAAGTTGTGTTGCATCCAGAGATCCCGTACCTAATGGCTAGCATAGATGGCATGAGTGAAGACCGAAAAATCATAGTCGAGATTAAATGCCCCGGGAAAGCTGATCATTGTGTTGCAAAAAATGGTTCACCTCCTGCAAAGTATTATTCGCAGCTACAACATCAAATCGAAGTATGCAAAGTTGAAAAAACTTATTACTTATCGTTTGATGGGAAAGACGGTATTCTACTAGTTGTGGAGAAAGATGAAGATTACATTAAGAATCTTCTCACTAGGGAAGCCGAATTTTGGGATTGTGTAAACGAATTCCGGGCTCCCGATCTCTGCGATAGGGATTACATTGTAAGAGACGATGATATTTGGCTGGAATTGGCAGAAGAGTGGAATGACCTACAGGAAAAGCTTAGGTGTCTGCAAGATCGTGAAAAGGAATTGAGGAGTTCTTTTGGAGTGATGGCAGATGGTCGCAATTGCCATGGGGGTGGCATAAAAGTGACAAAAGTGATTCGCAAAGGGGTTATAGACTATGCGTCGATACCAGGAATGAATCTGATTGATGTAGAAAAATACAGGAGAAAACCCACAGAATTTTTAAAAATAAGCAATTTGCCTTTTTAATAAGAACGCCTCTGGTGTGTGGGCACCAGAGGAATTCCGCCTACAAACTCAACTAAGTAGACGATTGACACGATAGGAGTATATGAAGAACCAACAAGACTTATTCCCTGCCTCAGAACTTGAGCTTCTGCGGGAAGAGATATCCGAACTACGGATATCCTCGGAGGCAGTTCGTAAGGGGATGTTTGCCCGTCATGATCAGATTAAACGAGATCTGGAAAAAATAAAAGAGATCATTTCACAAAAAAACTATGTGCAAATGGATATCTGCGATGAAAAAGTACAATCTATACTGGGAT